CCAGTACTGGTATCCATGTTTATGATGATATCATCGTCGATGGTTTGGTCGATGGCCGTGATATTGCTGTTGATGGTTTAAAATTAGATGGAATCGAGCCTGGGGCTACTGCAGATCAAACTGCTGCCGACATTAGGGCATTAGGTTTCTATGATGTCACAAATGACGGTGATGGATCGTTGCTTGATGCAGATCTTCTCGATGGATTTCACGCACAAGATATTCTCGATGAAGCTGCTAATACTGCAGCTAGTGCAATCGGCGGAGCAACTATTTTCTTAGTAGCCGGAGAAGCAATAGATGGCGGCGGTGATTTTGATGTTAACGCGTTCGCTAATGTTACTATTACATTTGATCACGAAAATACATCAGATGTTTCGAATACAGTAATTGTTATTAATAATCCCGGTGGCCAAGATACTATTATTAGCTCAATCGATTTTGACGATTTTGGTCACGTAATCGATATACAAACAGCTAATGCGCAATTCGGTATATCAGAAGCTGAAGCGGATTTGCGCTATGTAAATGTTACTGGCGATACAATGACCGGTCCATTAGTAGTCAACTCAACGATTACAACTGATGGGCCAATTATTTTCCCTCACGGGAGATTACGCACATTTGAAACTACAACAACAACGACAAACCAAACTCAATTAGATTCAAATATTGCGTTTGCGTATAAAAGTATTGAATATGTTATTACTGCAAAAGAAGGAAGTAATGTTGATGTTACAAAAATTTTATGTGTAAACAATGGAACTACGATGAGCTCTACTGAATTTGCTCGCGTAACTACAGGATCTGAATTAGGAACTTATGATGTTGCCAATTCGGTGGGATTTGGAAGATTGTATGTAACTCCAACAAGTGCAAATAGTACTGTATTTACAGTGTTTGCGACATATGTAGATTCTTAATAAATAGTTAAAACAATTAATCGCCAATCTGGGGAGAGTGAACCGTATGGCAAATAATAAATTCTTCATCGCGAAGAATGGCATACTTACACCCGTTCGAGGTGTTTTTGGATCTAGTACTGATAATGGAACTGATGCTCTTCAAGTAACGGGTAGCACTCTTCTTACTGGGCCTACGGAAATTACGGGTCTCGTAAATCTTACAGATATTACATCAAATAACATAACGGGCGGTCAGCAAGCAGTTACTATCACTGGTGGTTTAGACGTCAGTGGTTGGGCTCATTTCGATATTGCTGGACAAAATGTTGTTCTCGATTCTGATTCTAATACAAGAACAGCTCTTGACTTCAGACAAAACGGCAATGGACGTTGGAATTTACAATTACAATCCGACGGTGATCTTGATTTTGTTTCTCAAGGCCCATATACTCTACGTTATAATGATGATGAAATTCTTACATCAAACTCTGCAATTGATGCAGACACTCTTGATGGATTAGACTCAACACAATTTTTACGTTCAGATCAAGATGATACGATGTTCGGTAGTCTTATTATTACCGGCGATCTTACTGTATCAGGAAATACAACAACTGTCAATACCGAAGAAGTTAATATTGCTGATAATATTATTTTATTGAATAGCAATTATACTGGTAGTTCTCCGACAGAAAATGCTGGTATTGAAATAGAGCGTGGAACTCTTTCTAACTCTTCTCTTATCTGGGATGAACCAAACGATTGGTGGAAACTTATTTCAGCTGGTTCAGATTTGGGTAGAATTATTACTACAGCTGATGAAGGTTCTGGTAATGGTTTCGATGCAGATACAGTTGACGGATTAGAGGCATCTCAATTTTTAAGATCAGACGTAGATGACACCGCGGCTGGTAATATTACGATTGAAAAAATATTAACTGTAGGTAATGGTTCAGGCTTTGCACAAATTTCGATGAATGGTGCTGGCACAGATAGAGTTATGGCCGGCACTAATGGTGTTATTGGCTTTTTAAATTCAGGATTAGTTTATGTAGCTTATTCAGACACCAATGATAATTGGATTGTTCCTCAAGGTGATATTTTTGGCCAAGGTAATCTTATTGCTGGTGGTAGTGTATACGCTAATAATGTGGTCTGGGCAGATAACACTGTACAATCTGGTGGCGTTGTAATTGCCGGTACTACTGTTACTGCTGGTACTGATGTTATTGGGCAAAGATTTATTGATGCAGATGATAACAATTATGTTATAGATCCAAATTCAGATTCTGAAATGAATCAAATTCGTATTGATAATTACGTTCGTCATCGTGGTGATCTTGGAACTTACTTTGGATTTCCTAATAACGAACAAATTACGTTTTATACAAATAATGCAGAACGAATTCTCATTCAAAACACGAGAGTTGATGTTAAAGTAGATCTTTATGCGCCAAGATTAATTGATTCAGATAATAACACGTATCTTGTAGATCCAGCCGGCGCGTCTCAATTTAATTCTGCAGACTTTGATGGAACAGTCACTGGGGTTGACGTTAATTTAACCGGTGATTTAACTGCTAATAATGCTACTTTTGCCGGTGATGTCGATATTACTGGAGACGTAACTGCTAATAATGCAAGTTTTTCTGGTGATGTTACAGGTAAGAGATTTATAGATGTTGATAGTCCAACTTATATTGTAGATCCAAATCAAAATTCTACAATGCACTCTATTGGTATAGATGATGATTTATATCACAATGGCGATATTGACACTAAACTCCAATTTACTACAGACAACATTAGTCTACAAACTGGAGGAACAGAACAATTAGAAATTAATAATACTTTTGTAGAAGCTCGAAATCAAATGAGGGCTGATTCGTATTATGACGCAAACAATCTTGCATACTCAGCCGTTTTATCTCAAAATTCTAGATTCAATAATATTCTTTTAGTTGGCAAGATTCAAAACGATTCAGAAAGTGATACGTATATTAATTTCTCAGCATCAGATACTTTCTCAGTTTATACAGCAAGCGGAGAAAGATTGAAAGTTGCAACAACTTTTGTTGAAGCAACAAACGAATTCAGAGCTCCACTTTTCAGAGATAGTGTTAGTACTGACTTTTATTGGGATCCAGCAACAAGCAATTCGCATAGATTTCAAACGCCATCAGGTTATTTGGATATTGGTCCAAAGAATACAAGTTATAATCATTTCCAAACGGATAGACCTCAGCACTATTTTGATAAACCCGTAAAATTTGACGGAAATATTTCTGGCTATGGTGGTGATGAAACCGCATCATTTGCTCAGTTCATAGATTCAAATGATAATACGTTTCTTGTAGATCCAAATTCTACTTCTAGATTGAATAACATTAATTTAGTTGGTATCATTACACACGATGGTGATGCAGATACTAATATTAATTTCCCTTCAAATGACGTATTTAATTTAACTGTCGGTGGTGTTAACGCTTTAACTGCTAATACTACAGTATTAAGTACTGATTTAAATTTTGAAGCAGTCGACGGTACATTCTCAGGTGATGTAATTGCAAACAATCTTACAGCCATCACAGCAATGTATTCTCCCATTTATTATGATTCAGACAACATAAACTATTACGGTGATTTTGCATCTAGATCTTATTTCAATACACTGTCTCTTAATGTTGCAGCTGGTGTCACAGCTACTGATTCTACGCTAGATATTAGTGGACCATTATCAATTCGTGGTAGCTCTCCACTTTATTTTGGAGTAAATAGCACTACAGTTAATTCTTGGACGGGTAGAATACGCAATCGAACAGGAACAACCCTTGCTCTTGATGCGCAAGTATTCGAATTTGGAAACGTAGGTTATACAGCCGGCGCGATCGGTATGACATTCACCTCGATCGGCCAAAGCCTTGATGTATATGGTTCAGTCACATCACCAATCTATTACGACCGTGATGATATTAATTATTACATGAATCCAAAAACTTCTACCCGATTAAATGGGTGGTTATCGTTCGGTATACCGGGCAATGGTACTAATACAGACGGCCGATGGTTATCTATCGAAGGTAACACTGATGGAAGTGGCGAAGGTTCAAGTCGCATATTCTTTTCTGAGCACAACTCATCAACGGGTTTAATGTCTGCCTATGGCATGTCACTTGCATATCGTGGAGGCGGTACGAGCATCGTTGGCGCTGATGGTAATACGTGGACCGGATTATCACAAATCAATAATGGTGAATGGGCGCTCTTTGGCCACGATGCTAGTGCTAATGGGCTGTGGGCAATGCGAGGTCCAAGAGATGCTAGCTATGTAGAAGCAAGAGGATCTTTTAGAGCACCAATTTTCTATGATTCCGGTGACATTACTTACTATGGTAATTTTTCTTCAACGTCACGAATGAATGACATTAGTTTAGTCGGTGAAATTACACACGACGGCGATGCAGATACGTTTATACAATTTCCAGATTTAGATCAATTTAATCTCACGGTTGGTGGTGTTAATGGTTTAACTGCTAATACTACAGTATTAACTACTGACCTTGACATTTATGCAGGAAATATTACATTAGAAGGTAATTCTGGTGATGGTACGTTTGCAGGTAACGTAACTGCAAATAATGTAACCGCTGCTACTGCAATGTATTCTCCCATTTATTACGACGCTGACGATAACGATTATTATTTAGATCCAAATAATTCTACTCTTTCTCTTACGGCTGGTGGATCAATACGTGTTACTAACATCGCAGATGGTAGCCGTTGGTTAGATACAGCTGGAAATGGCGGTATTGCAATTAATGGTTATGGTTGGAATGGTGGTACAGAAAATCCTAACATCGCCATTAGTGGCGCTAATGGAGGAAACGCTCTCTTATATCTTAATAGAAGAGAAACACCTAACTTCGATCCTTATACAATATCAAACCAATGGATTGATTTTAGAAGAGAAGGTGTTCAAGCCGGTGCTATTTCAACAGGCCCAGATTTAAATAGCGGTGCAAACGACAACATTTATATGTTGTTGACGAATGGAACTGCCGGCGCCGCAGGGGGAAACAATTTTCAAATTTGGAACGCTGATTTTTCTCCACTTATGATGGTTCAATATGATGGCAATTTAATCATTGGGCAATATTATACAACATACACGGCAAGCGATAATACTCCATTAGTAGATACAATTGCTAATAATAGAATTCATGTAGAAACAGGCAGCATGCAATTAAATGCTACTGATGCTGCTTATGTAGTTGGAGCCGGTACATCAACATTCTTAAAAATGGATGAATTGGGATTCGGCCAAGGCGGCGGATTCTATATGGATGATGCAAACACAGTCAAAATAAGAAATGATAAAGATTTGCTTACGGCTGGTAACATATATGCCGGCACATTCTATGATGACGATAATAATGACTACTACCTCGATCCGGCCGGTAATTCTCAATTAAATACAATCGACATTGATGATTACGTTCGTCATCGAGGCGATCTTACAACTTACATTGGCTTTCCAAATGCCAATACTGATACTTTTGAAGTTGTAACTAATGACGTTCAGCGCTTCCAAATAGATAATAATTCTGCAGATTTTAGAGTCAACGTATATGCTCCGAGATATTACGATTCAGTAACCCCTAGCTATTATTTAGATCCAGCTCAACTCTCGGAATTACATTCAGCAAACTTTTATAGTGGCGGTACTACAAATACTGTTAATATTGGTCGTGGCGCTTCTCAAAGAATAAGATTATACGTAACAGATTCTATTGGTTATTTACAATATTATCAAGACGAAACCAATGCCACAAATCACTCGTTTAATTTTGACATTGTAAGTAGTTCTTCTGGCGCTAATCGTTTTAATTTTAATAGACCAGTTAATGTTAGTGGGACTATTACTTCAAGTACTGGAATGTACGCTCCTGCTTTTTATGATTCAGATGATAGTACCTATTATGGTGACTTTGCTGGTACATCTATCATGAATAGAATTGATATTAATGATTATATTCGTCATAATGGTGATCTTAATACTTATATGGGTTTTGGTGGAAACGACCAATGGCGCGTAACAACAAATAACGCTATACGCATTCTTACTACTGATGCTAAAACTGAAATCACTCCTGAAGTACATTCATATAAATTTGTAGATATAGACAACGATGCATACTTTACTGAACCTGCATCTGAATCGAGAATGAACACTATTAAGTTGGCAACTACTGGTGTCGTATTAGATAAACCAACAGGAAGCTACGGTTCATTACAAATTACTGGTGGTGCTACAGGTTCGTATGAAGGCTTTAGCATTGGTGGTCGTTCAGTATTCATGCATGATAATTCTACTGTTACAGGAATATATGATGACGTAAATAATAAGTGGTTTTTGTATGGCGAGAGCAATAGTGTTCTTAGATTAATGTATAACGGAGTTGAACAAGCAAGAACAGAAAATGGATACTTCCTAGCTAACAACGAAATTCGATCTCCGATATTTAGAGACACGACAAATCCAACTTCTTGGTACGTTGACCCAAGTTCTACATCAAGAATTGATAAACTTGAAATTGTTAGTGCTGCAAATGATGCATTTATTCAAGGCGGTTATAATCAAAACAATCCAATTGAATCTGAATGGTATCAAACTGGCACATATCTCTATAATGCATCTTTAAGTCCCGCTACTCGATGGACGTGGATTAAACTTTTCACAATGAATACTAATGGCGCTAAAGCCATTGTTGAGTATTATTTTAAAGATGATGTGAATTATTCTGGTAATGCAGCCGGTAGGATTGTTGCAAGCTCTTGGAATAGCAATAGTGTGTCTGTTGATCACCATTCAATGGGTGGTCCTCAAAATGACGTTACTGTACAAGTTAGAATAGACAATAATAGAGCTGTTTGGATTCGAGGTCACGGTAATACGTGGGATTCATATTTAAGATTTCATTATATTGCTGCTAGTGGTATAACACGAGAAACTGCTTGGACTAATTCAGGATTAAACAGTGCTGTTGGTCAAACTAACACGCTTGGAAATGTAATAGATGGTAGTAATGCTGTCCCTGCTCAAGTTAACCCACCAAATTCATCACCAGATATTTTACAAGGTCAACAAACAAGAGCTTCGCAAGCAAATGTGCCAGCTGCTTCAGTAACAAACACTACAAATATTGTCGGCAACTTGCGCACGCAAGCCAGTGGTAGTATAAGCGCTGATACTTTCTATGATATTGCTAATACCAACAATTATATAAATCTTGGTGCATCTTATACTCAAACTGCAATAGACATTCAAGGTAGGATTTATAAAGATGGATTCTTAACATCGAGTAATTATAGTGGAGAAGAAAATAAATTTCTTGTTGCTCAAGATTATTCACATTGGATTTGGAATACAGCTACTAACTGGGGTATATTCTGGGCTGGTAATACTGGTGCATATCGTTCATACTTTAGTACATCTAATCCAAATGAAATTGTCTTTATCGGCAATGGAAATACAAGAGCCTCGATTGATCTCGATAATGGTAATGCTTATTTCCAAGGTGACGTTATTGGTTCAGATTTCTTACTTAATGGTGGAAATGAAAACATATCGATAAATCCAGCATATGGTTCAGGTGGAGCAGACCTTGTTCTATTTGATATGACACAATACTTTGAATCTCGAGTAACCAAATCAATAAGTGGTTCTGAAGATTTCTTAACTTCAACAACAAGTGAATATGTTAAAAATAGTGACGGTCCATTCGCAGGTAGTTATGTATTAAGAACTTCTTCATATAGAACGTTTGATTCTGATTTTATTCCAGTTTCTCCTGGGGAAGTTATTTACGGTGAAGTTTCAGCAAGATATATTTCAGGCACTTCTAATGGCTTATTATATTGTGGTGTTCGTCGTTACGATAAAGATAAGAATCCAATTGCTGGTAATTCAGGTATTACATACTTTGTCACTAGTTCTAATGTTGTAACTCATACTAACTGGGTAACATACCGTGGTCATACAACAATCCCACCAACACATACGCCTTATAACGGTTCTGATGGTGGTGCTTGTAGATTTGTTAGATTAATTTTATTAGTTAACTATGCGGTCCCGGCTGGAGGAGGCGGTCTTAGAGAAGTCGGTGGTGTGATGCTCAAACGCCGTAATGCCGAATCTAATTTATTAGTTGATGATTTAGTAGCAGATGATATTACTGCTGATGTAATTGATGCAAATATATTTAGAGATCGTGATACATCATCTTATTATCTCGATCCCGGAGCGACAAGTACTAGTTTAAATGTTCGTGGTCAAATTAGAATCAAAAGAGATGACAACGATGTCGAAGCTGGTTGGATAGACTGGCAAAACGCGTCTAATGGTAATGGTAGAATTAGGGCTTGGGCTTGGGCTGGTGATCCTGTTATAGAATTTTCAGACGCTTCAAATGGAGCTAGTGCTGATCAAGTGTGGGCTTGGGGGGCAGACGATCGCTCTCGCGGTTCAATGGTCCTTCGATTTAATGGAAGTAGTATTTTTGGCCCGAATTGGACATCACAAGGCGTAGAATTATTTCAATACAAAGCAGATGCCGGCGGACCAGGCGTACACAATTTATCTCTTCAAGCTGGCGAACCGAACCTTTATAGATTACATGTAGGTGGTACCGCTTATGCTACAACTAGTATGCGCGCACCATACTTTTTCGATGTTGATGATACTGATCCGCAAAACGGACAACCATTCCCTACATATCGCGTAGCGCCTGCATTTATTTCGTACTTTAATGACACGCGGACTAATATTCTTAGAGCTAGTAATTATATAAATGTCGGTGGATTTACATCTTCTGGGGTAAACAGTTATTATACGTGGGGTGGGGCTACTTATAGAAATCCTGGCACATATACAACAAGATTGTTAGTTAGACAAGACAATACTACTACTAGTATAAACGGATCTATCCCAGCGCTAGCTCTTTATAATAACGCCGGCGGTGATCAAACAACAGTAAGACTGGATTTTGCTTCAAGGGAGCAAAGCGGTGCTGGTAACCCAGTTGCTTTAGCAGGTATTATTGCTAAAAAAGAAGCTTCCGGGCAAGCCAACGCTTGGACGCGCGGTTCCTTAAACTTCTATGTTAAAGATTATTACCTTCGAAGAGACGTTTGGAAATTTAATACCACAGGTGATTCTTACTCTGACTATCCTATGCGCATAAATAATCAAGTTCACGCTAATACTATGCGCGCAAATACTTTCTATGACGATAGTTTCTATCCTTATTGGTATGCAAATCCGGCGGGCACTTCTCGACTCAGAAATATAGAAATACTTCATCCAGATCAAAGTAACATTTCTCTATCCGGCTGGAGTGATTTTGTTTCCACTTCGGCAAGTGATCAACCACGTCTATTTGTTGGTGATTATTATAATAATACTCAAAGCGAACTTCAAGAAGGAAGAAGACCGACTATTAATTTAAGAGGTCAATATCCTCAACTTAAGATTGTTTCTTCATATGTTAATAATTCAACTCACGGGGGCACACTTCAATTCTTGGCTTATGATGGTGCTTTTGCATCAAGCGGTAATTATAAGCAATGGGTCTTAGGTACTTCTGGAACAAATGCAACACGTTTTAGTATTGGATATTCTACTCAACAATTTGCCGGATCCGGCGGAAATCCTCATTATGGTATTGGTAGAGACTGGGCCGGCAACGCAGCTAACTATGTAGCAATTATGTGGTTGGAAAACAATCGCAACGTTTACATGGAGAATGATGTACAAGCTGGCAGATTTGTTGATAGAAATGATACAAACTATTGGACAGAGCCTGGTGACGAAACATATTTAAGATATCTTGGATTCCATAGCAGAAGATCATGGGCTTCTACAAACAATGATCAGATAGGTTATCAAAACTTATCTAAGTTTATCGTAAACAAAGGAAGAAAAATATATCCAGACGAAGATTTCCAATTTGGATATAATTCTACAGGCGTGTACAATAACGCAGGTAACGGTACAGTATATAGAGGTAGATTCTCTAGTAGTAGTATTCCAAACGAATCTAAGAGATATATTAGATATTATTGGACTGGTGGTTATTCAACGCCAGGCCGCGGCGGTTTCTATTTTAATACGCCGACTGCTTATAATAGAGTCATTGTTTGTCGATTTACTGCTAGATTAGCAGCCGGCGCACAATTTAATTGGGCTTCAAATTCTATTGGAGCATCTGGTACTTTTGTTTGGTTAACTGATCAAAGAGGTACTGGCAAGTGGGAAGATTACGCATGCATGGTGGTTTCGGGTACTTCAAGTTGGAGCACCACGATGTTTTTCTATGTCACTGGAGTAAATTCGGCAGGAGTACTTTTTGACTTAGCTAGCGCGACGTGTTTTTGGTCTAATGATGAAGCTACTCATTCATCTTTAAGATATGTTGCTACTGATGGCGCTACTCAAGGTATTGTTACTAATTCTCTTGCGTATATGCAGGCCGATCGCTTTTATGATACTAACGCAAACTATTATTTAGATCCTGATGATACAACCAACATCCGTTATTTGAAATCAAATACTAGAGGTACAAGTTCATATACAAGAGCTCTTACAATTAAGTCTGATGGAACAAGCGAAATTAATTTTGGTTCCTATCCTGCTGCTTGGACATCTGCATTACAAATTCAAAACAACAATAATACTGACTTTATTTGGATATCTCCATTACAAGATGGTTATAATGCAAGATTCAGAACTGCAGGTTCAGGTTTAGATTTCTATACTGACGGCGCAAATAATACAGGTACACGTTCTGCATTTATTGGTAGTGGATATATTCAAGGTATCACGAAAGTGGTCGCGCCGTATTTTGAAGATACTAATTCAACCTATTTCGTTGACCCAAGTAGCGGTTCAAATATAGTTAATTTAACTGTTAATGGTACAAATGAGTTCAATATAACAAACCAAAACGGAAGACTTTACTTCGATAATTATCTCGTTTCTACAAATCAAGGCGGGATGATGGGTGATTATAATCGGACCGGTACTAGAGGTAAAGTAATTTGGACAATTGGTGAAAGTTGGCCTTGGGGTAATATGTATGGATTGGCTTACGAGTATAATCCTACATGGGGCCATCATCTTTCATTAAAGAACAACGGTACTACATATCATAGGATATCTTTCTCGAGTCAAGGTGTTGATGGTTCTGGTAGTTGGAGAGCTAGTGGCGATATGAGAGCTCCCATATTTTATGATCGTAATAACACTACGTACTTTTTAGATCCTTGGCCTTATAATTCTTCGTATATAGGTGGAGTGCAGCCAGGTTTAACAAATCTATCAAACATCAATGGTTTTGGATTGAGAACCAGGGCTATGATTGGTTTACCGGGTACAGATCGTAGTCGTTATTATTATGGTGGCCGATACGACATAAGATTTCACGATAGACCAACAATTACAGGTAACACAAACTATTGGACTGGTGCAATGGGCTGGGGTCGACAAGACTTTAATACTACTGTTGCTAATTGGGGTTCAGGATTTATCGACACTTGGAGTAACCCACCCAATCAGCCATACGGTACCTCGCACTGGGTAGGTATGCAGTCGTGGCACTACAACGATGGTAACAATCGTTATGGATACCAACTGGTCGGCGGTCCTATTCTAGGATTGTGGATGCGTAGTGCATGGGGTCCATATAGATCTTGGTATAAGATCGCGATGTATAACCAATTAGAATTCGTTGCACCTCCGCAAACGAAGCCTAATATGTTTCTCTATGCTACATCCATTATAGATCCCTATGATACAGGATATTTTGTACGTCCTGCTGGCACTTATAATGGACAAGACTCGTCGCTAGCTATATACGTCAATGGTGAAATATGCAACTCTAACTACGCAGCCGGTAATTTACAGCCAGGTGCTTTAAACATTGGTCGCACAGATAGAAATTATCGCTGGGAAGGATCATCATGGGCAGCTAGTGTTAATGTTGGAATCTTAGCCAATTGTGCAGACTATTGGGAATTTGCAATCCATGATTCAAGTGAATCTGTTGAATCTGTTTTCTACTACAATACGTCTAATAATTATCTTCAAATGGGTCGTAATCTTGGATGGGGGACCATGCAAGTTTATTTCCATGATACTATTAGAGTAGGTACGATCACTACTCGTGCTGATACGGGATACAACATAAATTTAGATAGTACTTCAAGAATATACAAGCTAGAGCCAAATATAGTCCAATGTGTTAATAATGTCAGCAACCGGCCTCGATGGGATTTTTCTGCATACGTAGTGGAAGCGCAACACTGGTACGGCAATTACAACGGCCAGTCAATGTACATGGGCGAATCTGCCAATCCAATCTTTGTTAGAGGCAGTATAAGAACTAATCTCATCTATGAGTATTCCAGGACAAATCGATGGAAAATTCAATTTGATAGTAGAAGCTATTTAGGTCGGCTGTCTATTGGAGATTATGCAGGTATCGCATCCGCAGCCGGCGCGCAAGGATTCGAAATTACAAATAGTGGTGGCACAAATAATAATAATTGTGCGTTAGCAACTTTCCATTGTAGGGGCTACTATGCAGTGCATTTGGGTTTACGACACGACAGTGTTTTTGGTGTTGGTGGTTGGAGCGCATCCTCGTGGAGATGGTACGTACAATGCAACAATGGAAATATGACTGCGACTGGTAACGTTACAGCATACTCAGATCCACGATTAAAAACAGATATTATTAAGATTGATGACGCTATTACTAAGATCAAAAAGCTTAATGGTATGGAATTTACTTGGAGAGATGATCTCGAAGAAACCGTTGTTGGTTCACCTGGTAGTAGAGATTACGGCGTATTATCTACAGAAGTAGAAAAAGTTGCGCCACTCGCTGTTCATGATTCTGCTCATGACGCGCCTGAAGGCGACAAATATAAAACTGTTGCTTATGAAAAATTAATTCCTCTTCTTATTGAGGGTTTTAAAGAGCAAAATGAAATTGTTGAAGAACAGAAAAAACTTATAAATAGTCAACAAGAGCAAATTAATGAGCTCAAAAATTTAATTCAATCTCTTATAGAAAAAAACGGTTGACATTTTAAGAAAAATGGTATAGAATGGTTTACACTGTTCTTATAAATAAACTTTAATATTAATGGAGAAAATATAATATGTCACTTACTTATCGCTGGGCTGTTAAAAGCCTTCAGGTTAAAAACGAAATTAGCCAAACAGGCGTATCGCATGATAAAGCAGTAGTACAAACATATTGGCACTGTGTCGGCGTAAATGAAAACGGTACTGAAGGTATGTTTCAAGGTGCTACTCCTTTTACATCAGTTGATGTTCCAGAAGGTGAATTCACACCTTTTGAAAATTTAACAGAAGCGCAAGTTTTAAAATGGATTCAAGATCATGTTACAGCAATGCCAGCTTATCAAGAACACATTGATGAACAAATTCTTAAACAAATCGAAGGAATTGAAAATGTTGTAGCAGATGTATCTTTACCTTGGGCAACTGAAGAAGAGATGGTTACTCCGGCTATGCCTGCAGACGCTCCTATAGTACCACCGGAAGATTTAGACGGAACAGGTGAGTAATACATGATTAGTTACACAACTACTATAACATCTTTAGTTACTGCAGACGATGTAACTAGCGTTCAAGGAACTAATCTTGCTGGCGTTGTTGTAAGAGTAGAATGGACAATGATAGGAGTTGATTCAGTAGAAAATCATGACGCTAAGTGGTACGGCACTTCTACGTTAGATACTAATGACATTGATGATTCAACGTATGTATTATTTGGTAATCTTACTGAAGAAAAAGTTTTAGAATGGCTTAACGCAAATAACACGAGCGAAATTGAAACAGCCCGTGGTGTTATAGAAAGAAAAATCACTCAAAGAAAAAGAGATACGCAAACTCGAAACGTGCCTTGGTAGATATATAATATCTACTGACTTATTTTTATAATGGAGTTTTTATGCATGAGTTGGACTTACACGGGCTTGTCCCGTGGGCGCTCAAAAGAGGTGGGTCTATCCATCCTCTTATCCTTCCACCAGAATTAACTAACGAAACAGGATTAATGAATCCTTCTATCTTTATTAAAGATGGAACTCCATTAGTTAATATTCGCCACGTAAACTATACGCTATATCATAGTGAAGGCAAAAAGTTTAATCACACGTGGGGTCCTTTAGTATACGTTCATCCAGAAAATGACGTAACTTTACGTACTCATAACGTGATGTGTCATCTTGATGATGATATGAATATACTTCATGCTAGTAGAATTGACATGACGTTTGATACTGGCGAACCAACATGGACCTTCATTGGTTTAGAAGATGGAAGATTGTTTGAGTGGGACAATCGCTTATTCCTTTGCGGGGTACGTAGAGACTGCTACGATGATAAAGGAACCGGCAGAATGGAAATGGCTGAGATTGATTTTGTAGATGGCCAATGGAAAGAAATTTCAAGAAATCCAATTCCCGCTCCGCCGCCTGATAAAACATATTGCGAAAAAAATTGGATGCCAATACTAGACATGCCTTGGCATTTTGTTAAATGGTGCAATCCTACAGAAGTTGTAAAATATAATATTGAAGATCAAACGACTGAAACTGTAGAGCTTGATCAAGAAAAATGCGATAGTGATGTCAAACGAGATCACAGAGGAGGATCTCAAGTAGTAAGAATTACACCAGAACACAGAATGGCATTTGTTCATGAAGTAGATTTGTTTAAAGATCAGTTTGGCAGAAAAGATGGCCATTATGTTCATCGTATTTTAATATGGGATAATGATTGGAATGTTATTAAAAAATCAAGAGAGTTTACATTTTTTGGCTATCAAACGAATAGAACAACAGGTAACGAATTTGTAATTGAGTTTACAACAGGCCTGGCTTTCCATAAAGGTTATGCACTTATTTCATTCGGTCTTCAAGATAATGCTTGTTATGTTTTAAAAATACCTCAAGATACGTTTACTGAATTGCTGGAGAATGCATGATGGATACTACTCAATTAAAAGAAATTTTAAATCGTCATGCAAAAAACGTTAAAGATCCTTATACAATTTTTGAATTGGCAAAAGAGTATGATAACCTTAAACAAGGTGCTGCAGCCGTTGGCTTGTATATTAAGGCTGCTGACTTAACTGATGATAAGATACTTCAATATAAGTGTATGATTCTTGCTGGAGAATGTTATAGGCGTCAAGGTAACCGTATGTTTACAGTTTTAGGCATGTTTCAAGATGCAGTAAATACAATACCCAATAGGCCCGAAGGTCACTATTTTTTAGCAAGTTATTATGAGCAACGTTCTCAATGGAAAGAATGTTTAATGCATGCACAGCTTGGTCTTGGATTAAGTGTAAACGGCGTTGCAGAAGATGATCCTTATGATATAGGATATCCCGGTAAAGATTGGTTTTATGTACAAGAAGCAATTTCACATTGGTTTCTTGACGGAGTACAATCGAGTCGAGAAAGATTTTTTGAGTTGGCGTTTTGGAAAGATGTTAAAGAAGAAGTTAAATATGATGTTATCCATAAACTAAATAACGTTGTTGGTATTCCAGATTACATCTATTATAAAAAAGAAAATCCAAAAAAATGGAAGTTTCCTTTTGATGGTATTGAAACAATCAATAACAATTATTCTAAGCACTTTCAAGATATGTTTGTATTGTCGGTTCTTAATGGCAAGAAAAACGGAACTTATTTAGAAGTTGGTTCTGGTCATCCTACTATACATAATAACACATATCTTCTCGAACAATTGGGATGGAAAGGTGTATCAATAGATAATAATAAAGCGCTAAGTTATGAATTTAGTTTAGAAAGAAATAATACTGCACTTTGTTTAGATGCTACTAAAGTTCAATTCAAAGATGTTCTCGATATGTTAAGCTTTGAAAACAAAATTGATTATTTACAAATTGATTGTGATGAATCTTCACTCGACGTATTAAAACAAATTCCATTCAATAGTCATACTTTTGGCGTTATTACTTACGAACATGATGCCTATAGACTTGGTCAGGAAGGACGAGATGCAGCGAGAGAAATTTTCTATAAGCACGATTATAAACTATTGGTACCTAATGTTTCATTCTGGAATGAAAATTATCCTTATGAAGATTGGTATGTGCATAGATCTACAGCACTTAAATACAATTTAAAGGAAATGATTTCAGAAAAAGAAACCGTATTTGTTTGGGATTATTTTTATGATAACTGAAAAACCTTGGGGTTACTATAAAATTCTTTATGAAAATTATAATTTTCATGGGTATGAAAAGTATCCAGAATTTAAAGTAAAAGAGTTAGTTGTAAATCCTAGAAGTTCTCTTAGCTTACAGAGACATCGACAAAGATCTGAACAATGGACTGTAGTCGTAGGATATCCTACCGTTTTAATAGGTTCTCATCGTGATTTGCTCAAAACAATTGAAATGACAAAACATCAAAAGCTAGATATACCTGTTGGTCATTGGCATCAATTACGAAATAACACTAACTACATAGTAAAAATTTTAGAAATTCAATATGGAGAAGCTTGCGAGGAAAATGATATTGAAAGAATATCGCGCACTTAATGTTCTTTATAAATAATAGAAAATTATATTTTTATAGGATAGTTTTCTTATGGCATTTAAAGTAGGCACTACGCCATATCAAATAGTAAGTACAGTTGGAAACGTGGATACCGCTTTTCCTCAGCTTGGAGAGTTGGCAACTGGCACATCGTCTGCATCTTACGTTAATCTCAAAGGGACTGCTGCCACAGCGACTCCCGGTGCTGCATATACCATTGATCCAGAATATCCTGTATTATCGGTCACATTAACTCAAAATTGTACTATTAATTTGAGTAACTACGCAGGACATAGTACACTCGTTGCAATTAATAGGACTGGAAGTCTTTTTACTATTTCAGGATTTACAAGCCCTAGTGTGTTATGGCCGAATGGCGCAAGTACTGCTACAACTTTTTCTCAATTAGCCACCTCACAACGTATCGTTCTTACTTTTGCTGATATTGGTGGCATATGGTATGGAACCGCAACTGGTTATTAATGAATGAGTTGGCTTCCTCATAATAATCATATTGCGGGCACAGGCGACCTTCCAATATTTTATACCAATGCATCGTGGGATGTTGCTTCAATTGATGAAGATGGCACTCAGACTGCGACTTTTACGATAACCGCTAATCCTACTTTAGTAGCAAATGGAACGACTGTAGTTGTAACATTATCTGGTACTAATGTTACTATTGGAGATATTAGTGGGGTTGCAAGCTTAACACCAACTGTTACTATTAACTCTGGAACAGGTAGCTTTACGATCACAGCAACCGCAGACCTTACCACTGAAGGTGCTGAAACGATTACCGCTACTCTTAATTCTGCTGATAGTGCTGGCCAGCCAACTAATTCTTTAAATGATACGTTAGTTCTTAACGATACGAGTAAGCCAGGATATTCTGGATCTTTTGATGTTAATAGCATTACAGAAAACGGAACAGATACTGCAACGTATAATTTGAGCGCAATAGGTGTACCAAACGGAACGACTGTTAATTATACGATGTTTGGTACAGGTATTACGGCCGGTGATATCAGCGTACCTCTTACTGGGACGTTAACAATTAATTCTCAAGCAGCGGCTCTTTCTTTTACTGCAACTCCAGATTTTACTGCTGAAGGTACAGAAACGATTCAAATGAGTTTAAATGGTATAGATAGTTTAGGAAATTCAGTTTCAGCACTTGATACGTTTGACATCGTTGACATTACTGATACTAGCTTGCCCGAATATAGTGTTCAATTCACAACAACATATAATAGTAACGCTGGCATTAGAGAAAACGAAACAGACACTGCAACATTCACAGTAACAACGCAAGGTGTACCGAATGGAACAACTGTTGGATACACCGTTGATGGAGTTGGCATTTCTGTCGGAGATATTAGTTTAACTTCTTTAACTGGAACACTTACAATTAACGGTGGTACTGCCGCAGTTGGCCCATTTACAGCAACTGCAGACAATAATACAGAAGGTAATGAAACCTTAAGAATTATATTAAATAGCACTGATAGTCTTGGTAATTCTACAGGTACTACAGCAAATAGAAGTGACACAATTATCATATATGATACTTCTGCTACACCTCAATACACTCAAGGTTTAGTTAGTACTACAAGTATTACGGAAAATGAAAGTGACACTTGTGTGTATACGATTTCTGGCTCTGCTTTAACAAACGGTACACTCGATGTTACTCTTTCTGGAACAGGTATTACAGTCGGAGATCTATTGACTTCTACTGATGGCACTAATTACGCACAACCGGCGAGTCTGACAATTGCAGTTCCAATTACAAGTAATAGTGGCGCCCTTTATATTAGAGCTCAGGCAGACAATGCAACTGAAGGTCTCGAAACAATACTAATTAATACCGCTTCCTCTGATAGCAATGGTGTTACAACTGGACTTCCTCTTACTCAAAGATCGTGTGATATCGTAGATTCAAGTACTCTACAAGGTGTATATAATTCAGCTTCTTGGGCGACCGATACTATTGTTGAAGGAACTGAAAATTATACTGATCTAGGAGGAAATTTTTGGCAATGGCCTAGCAGCACTGTTTTTACTATTACAACTACAAACATTGCAGCTAATACTACAGTAGGATATACTATTTCAGGAACATCTTCAACGTCTGATTGGGAAGTACTTGATAGGTTTGGGCCCAATGGCGGTGGCACTTATAGTGGACAAAACTCGACGCGTCGTAGTAGCGCTCCTTGGTCTTCTGCAACTACAGGCGTTATAACTATTAGTGTCGCAAACAATATAGGACAGCTTGAACTTAGAACTTTGCCAAGGCCCGGAACAAGAAATGGCGAAGGAGCTGAAACTGTTATAATTACATTAGATGCTACTGACAATTTTGGTGTTTCGACTGGTAGTCTATCTGATACCCTTACGATATATGAAGAACCAACATACAGTTTAACTGATGACAAAAGTGGAAATCCAAACGAAGGAGACACTATTACTTATACTTTTTCTATGAGTGGTGGGCCACCTGCTGCATACATAGATGCCCAAACCTTTAACAAAAGATACAATTACGCTATAGTTTCTCCGGCTACCGCGGCAGCGAGTGTAGCAGATATATCATCTGGATTTAGTTCAAGTACTTTTTCAACTTTTAATACCTCAAATAAATCTCATTCATGGACATCTACTTTTTCAAATGATACGTCAACCGAAGGAACAGAATCTTATGTAGTTGAAGTAATAAAAATAGACAACGGCCTTGGTGCTAATTTAGGACAACTTAATACCTTCATTCAAGATACATCTACTGGCGCTCCTCTTACAACTTTCGCATTCGATCCTACTAATATTCAATATAGTCATGATAATATGAATGGTGGTGGTACTGTTTATCAAGATATTAATTTGTTTAGAAATGGCGATGCTACTATTGTGAAGTCAGCAATACCTTCTGGCACCGTGAGTACTAATGTCGAAACTCCTGCACTAGATACGAGTGGAGCAAATACTAACTGGAGTAATCAACAAGGGTCTAACTTTGGAGACAATTATCAAATACAGGTGAACTGTTATACAACAAGTGCTAAGACAACAAGATTGGCCAGTACGACACGATCCAGCGATGGACAAGGAAATTTCGGTAGTTATGATACAGTATTTTTATATAAGGGATCAACTTTGCTCAATGGTAATGAAGCAGGTGTAACTAATGTTCAATGGGAACAAGACGATACAACTCCTGCTTGGTTCCAGATGAATGGCGATATTAAAATTTCTGTTGCCGTTGCAGTACAAGGTGTATTTCCCGGTGGTAATAAAATCACCGGTCAACCCGGATATATTGAATTTATAATTAAAGAATATTCTGGTGTATTAGGAACAGGAACAACGGTTTTGACTGCTGGGCATGACTTCTTCGTTGCTGCCAAGAACTTCTAATAAATAATAAAAATAAAGAGTAAAATGGATATTTAGTATGACATTTTATCATTGGGCTTCGTTTGCACCCGGAACATCTATTCTATTATCAGATGGAACAACTTCAAAAAATATTGAAGACATTGTTGTTGGCGATGAAATCTATAGCGGCAAACTAGCTCAAGGTTATAGAAAAAGCGTTGTTAGACAAATAAAAACCTCAACACCTACAGATACTAATCCAGCTGAAGTATTTCATATTCATACTGATGATCATGGTCATTTGCTTACTACTACTAGACATCAAGCATTTTTAACAATAGAAGGGTGGCAGTGCATTGATTCTTTTCTTGTTCGGAGCTGGAAAGATTCTTATCCTTCTTCATTAGGAACTAGCATTATTAGTAAATACAATTTAGAATCAGACGGTTTTTTCTTAGACGATACACGAAAAAAACGCTATAGGATTTCTCAAATAATTCAAGATGTTTCTATAGAAACTCAAAGATTTTTGGCTTTATGTCCTATGGAAAGACATCCGGAAAATTCTAGATTAATCCCAGGAACTGATGCAGAAGAAACTAGTTTCATAGCAAACGGAATAGTTACAAGAAGTGCGCCGCAATGGGACTTCGTGGACGGATTTTTTTTCTAGAATAAAGTAAGGTATAAATATAACAAACAATAATAGCTTATCAGGAAAGTGCTATGGCTCAGCCGACGACAAGAGCAGAATTCAAAGATTTTATTTTAAGAAAACTCGGCTCTCCAGTAATTGAAATTAATGTTGCCGATGAACAAGTAGATGATCGTATTGATGAAGCGGTTTCTTTTTGGAGAGAATATCACTATAATGGTAGTCAATTAATTTATCTCAAACATCAAATTACCGAAGATGATATATCAAATGGATATATTCAATTACCGACTGATATTCTTGGAATTTCTGGTATTTTTAATATTAGATCTTCAACGTCAATCGGCGCTGGAATGTTTAATGTAAACTATCAATTCATTTTAAATAACCTTACAGATTTGACCGGTTATAATATGCAGCATTATTATATGACTATGCAGCATATTGAAATGATGCAAGAAGTTCTTGTAGGTAAACAACATATAAGATATAATAGGCATGCTAATCGATTGCACATTGATACGACTTCGAGTAATCTTGCGGTAGATACTTGGGTAATTGTTGAAGCATATGACATTCTTGATCCGTCTGTTTTTAGTGAAGTGTGGACAGATAGGTGGCTACAAAATTATGCAGCTATGCTCGTGAAAGAACAATGGGGCGCAAATTTAACCAAGTTTACAGGCATGCAGCTCGTTGGTGGTGTATCATTCAATGGAGAACAAATACTTAGCGAGGCTCGTGAAGAAAGAAGAGCAATGGAAGAAGAAGCGGTACAAAATCTTCAACCACTCACATATAACTTTATTGGATAAGCATCATGCCAACCAATCCATATTTTAGAAATTACGATAACTTTTACGAGCAAAATCTTATAGATGATCTTGTAATTGAATCTATTAAAATGTATGGCATCGATGTTATTTACATTACTCGTTCTAATGTCGGCGTTGATAGTATTTTCAATGAAACCGATACTCCAATCTTTGATCAAACTTTTGAATTTGAAACGTATATTAAGAATGTAGATGGATTCGAAGGCGAAGGTGATTTTCTATCTCGTTTTGGACTACAAATTAGAGATCAAATTACTTTCACTGTTGCACGTAGAACATTTGAAAGATACGTTACAAAAGAAAAGTCAAACCATACTCGGCCGTTTGAAGGTGATTTGATTTACTTCCCTCTTAATGATAAAATGTTTGAGATTAAATTTGTAGAGCACGAATCAGTTTTTTATCAAACCGGTGATCTTCAAGTATTTGATTTGAGATGTGAATTAATGGAATATTCAAACGAAAGATTCCAAACTGGTCGCGAAAACATTGATAATTATTATTGGAAAAATTATACTACAGCCAATAGCGCTAATAATGATGTTGTTAGTACTCTTGAAAGTTTAGCAACAACTGACGTATATTCTCAAAACTTAGACTTTGAACAAACGGCTGATGGTATTCTCGATTTTACTGAAATCGATCCTTTCAGCGAGCAAATTAGCATACCAGATAATAATTAGGATTTAACATGGCTATAGCTAATTATTTTTACAATCAATCAACAAGAAAATACGTTGCCCTTTTTGGTACGTACTTTAATCAATTAAAAGTATGTAGAACAGACTCTGGTGGTAATGTAGTTCACGATTTCATAGTACCTATTTCGTATGCACCTTATCAAAAAGTTCTAGCTCGTGTAGTTCAAGATCCAAACATAGATCGTAAGGCTGCTATTACTCTTCCGCGAATGTCGTTCGAAATTAATAATATTACATATGATTCTACAAGAAAAATTTCACCAACGAGAAAAATAAGAAAAATAGCTGCAGACCCTGATACCGGTTCTCGTAATTTCTTATACGCTGGTGCACCATACAATTTTAACTTTAGTCTTTATATTATGTCAAAATATAATGAAGACGCTATTCAATTAGTAGAACAAATTGTACCGTTTTTCCAGCCCGACATGACCAACACGATAACACTTATCCCGGGAATGGATCCACTTGATATTCCTTTAATATTGAATAGTGTTTCATCTGAAGAAATTTACGAAGGCAGTTTTGAAGAACGCCAAGCAATTATGTGGACTCTTGAATTTGAAATGAAAGGTTGGTTTTTTGGACCGGAAAGAGAAAAGAAAGTTATCAAATTTGTCGATACAAATCTCGCTACAAACACAGAATTAAATACAGAATTCGAAGAAAACATTTCAATTCAACCCGGATTAACATCAGAAGGGCAACCAACCGATTTATTATCAGAAACAATTCCTTATAACAATATAGAGTATGACGATGATTATGGTATTATCAAAAATATTGAACAACCGAGTGCACAAGAAATGGTAGTAACACTCAATCAATCTTTAATGACATCAAACACTGCAACAATTAATGTAGATAATAGTGGTACGTATTTTACAGTTGATTGGGGGGATGGAACAAACGAATTAACAGAACTTGCTGACGGAGTATCTAATACTAGTATATCCCATGTTTATACAAACTCAGGAACTTATGATGTTAAGATTAAGTTTGTAGACGGCCAAATTAGGTTTGATGATAGTGTTGTCGATATTAAACGATGGGGAACAAACACTTTTATTACTGCTGAAAGCATGTTCAAAGGAAACGAAAATCTCATTACCTTTACTGCGCCAGATTATCCATTATTTCAACCTGGTGCTTCTACTGCTTCAATGTTTGAAGATTGTACATCATTTACTGGAGCCAATTCAAACTTAGGCGAATGGGATCTTTCAAATGTAACTAATACAACAGATATGTTTAAGAACACGGGGTAAAATTAAATGGCTGTTTTAGTAGATATTTCTAAGTGGGACATGTCCAATGTGACAGACATGTCTGGCATGTTTGAAAATTGTACTATGAACGAAGATATTAGTAGTTGGGATACTTCCAGTTGTACTAATATGGAAAAAATGTTTAAAAACAATCCAACGTTCGATCAGTCTATTGCATCTTGGAATGTATCTAACGTAATCAACATGGATGAAATGTTTTTTAACGCAACATCTTTTAATAGTGACTTATCAGAATTAAATTTTAGTACTACTATTAAAGAAAAGCCCCCTATCAAGTTTATTATTAATACACCTCTTGACTCTATAGACCCAGAAGAAAAGTCTGAATATATTCCAGCAGTCAACAGATACTACTACCCTCTAAGAAACTCACCGATAGACCCTACAAACCCCTATTGGAGAGAAAACTCTGCCCCTAACGGTGGTTACGAGTTTGTTCCTAATGATGGTATCTATACGTTATTACCCATAGTTAATATGGACTACATGTTTGCTATGGAGTCACCCGATGAATCGCAGGCACTAAGTTCTTTTAATGATCCAGACATAGGTCTTTGGGATACATCTAGTGTTGTTAGTATGTTTGCCATGTTTAAAAGTCACGTATTATTTAATCAATATATTGGCGACTGGAATGTTTCTAATTGCATACAATTTGATTGGATGTTTTGGGGCGCAATCACGTTCAACCAAGATTTAACAAAATGGGATGTCACTGCTCATTGCAAAGCATTAACTAGATATTCATATCATAACAACAATGATGAGTACTATACACCTTATCCTTATAATTTTACCAAAGGTGAATATGACGATCAACCGGATCTTCTTAACAGAATAGCGTATGGTTATGTTGAGGGTTCTGGCGATGGAAGTTTCCGTAGTGATTATGATCCAGACCTTTGGGCACCAGACATTGATGGCTGTGCCTTAGAATCAAATAATGAACCTTACTGGGAACAATGGTTCGGCGCAGGCGAAGTATACTATACTTATCACAGTAATTCCAACAGGAATTCCACTTTTATAGCTCCTGACATTGAAGCGGCCAAGGCGGAGTGGCCCACCGGAACTTTAGTTAGACAACGGCTGGAGGGCCCACTCGTAGAAGCCCATCTTGAACCTGACATCGTGTTAGTAAGATCAGCTTCGGAGTATGGGGCGTTACTTAATGCTGCGAAAAACTATTACGAGAATACAGATACTTATCAAGGCTATGGCTATGACTGGGACGACGATTACTCGCGCGAGACGGCGACCCCTGCACTAGGATTAGTGTGGAGTAAATGGGTCTCTAATGAAGAAGATTTGCCATACAACGAAAGATCGTGGGACACTTGGTTTCCTACGTTTTGGAGTAATAAGTATATTCCCGGCAATGATTATAACCCAGGGGCAGCCCACGGCGCGTCTGAAGGTCATATAGGGTTTGAAAAAGAGTGGATCTTAGCAAGATCGCTTTTTTCTGGGAAAGTGTATAAGTTTAGATTTCTTCATTGGAATGGGTATCAAATTGGTGGAGGCGGCAACGGCCTAACCTACATGTATGAAGACATTACCGATCAGGTAACCTTAGATTCAGGTCCAGCGCCTGACTTGATGTCACAAAGACCAATGATATTAGAGTTTGCACCAAGTCATCGCACCTTTTCGGCTCAACTTATTCCTTGGAACAACCTCTCGACAGATCTCGACGATTTCGAAGCATACATTGATTGGGGTGATGGATCACCTATTGAAAAGTATGCTCCAACATATCATGATGATGAGGGGTACCTTATTGTTGGGGGGATTAAACATACATTTGTTGGGGACGGGCCTTGGCAAGCTAAATTTTATTTCAAAAATGCCACATTTAATCCTTGGAACGATTATGGTGCCGGCGGTGCAGAGACCGGCCCCAACGTTATCAAATGCATTCAATGGGGTGACGGAAATCTGCATAATCTTTTCCCTTGGAATGATCTCAGTAATGTATACAATTTTGCAAGCGATACTCCCAACTTATACGGGAACTGGGGTCACGCCCGTGCCAAAGGCAGGCCTACTACATGGCCAACATTTGATCTGTCAAATTTAAAAACTATGAATAGGTTTTTGTGGTATAGCGGCAGCTCTGATACAACTTCTTGGACAATCGAAGATCTTACGCTTCAAGATACTTCTCACATACGTTCATTTTCTAGAGCTTTTGTTAGATTTGGAGCCGATGGAAATGCCGGCCTTCCACCAACCGCTCCATTTGATATTACGCAGATAATAGATACGTCAGGTTGCAGAGACATGTACATGATGTTTGGCTCTTGCGGTGACGGAATGCTTACCAATATAGGAAGTCTTAATACTTCAAATGTAAGAAATTTCAGCGCATGTTTTTATCAAGCCCATTGGGAAACTCTTTCTAATTCGACGGCCGATCCAACAAATGATTTTGGAAATTGGGACACGAGTTCAGCTACAACTATGTCCGAAATGTTTAAATATAGCCGATACATTGACACAGATCTTTCTGGCTGGGACACATCAAATGTGCAGAATTTTGAGACCATGTTCGGGTTTATGTACGGCGCCCGCAGTAATCCAGCCGGAAGCTGGAAATGGAATATTGGAGGCTGGGATGTTAGCAGCGGAGTCACTTTTGCTAAATTCCTTTTCAATACATACATCACAACCTTTGGAGATGATACATCAATCGGAGGATCTGCCTGGAACGTTTCCTCTAACGCTAAGAATTTTACCCGGTTTGCTCCTACCAGGGGCACCGATGGTTTCCCCGACGGTTCTAGTGGGTGGAACGCGGGCGCTGGTTTGGGGGCTTGGCAAGGTGACAGCGGCAGCGACCCCGCAGGCTACTTTAACGGAGTCAATTATGGTAGCGACGGTCTTCCCCCTAAAATCGGCCCACAAATTAACCATTGGGACATGTCAAATGTTTTGTCAATAGAAAAAGCATTTTTTCATATGAATCGCGCTATAGACAAATGGGATTTATCGAATCTCCTCACAGGCTCGAACGCAGCGACGAGGAACTCGAGGCCATCCGCGCTCGTGTTAGACGGTGATATTACAGATCCAGCAGTATACGCAGATGGATTTACTTCTAAATACGCAAATCTTTCAAATATGCTACTTAAGCCGTTTAAGGGAGTTGTTTACTCCGGTGCGGCCGCAGACTTGCATGTTCAGGTTATATCAGACATTGGATATTACGCCGGCTACCTTGGGAGTGGATGGTCTACAACTGGGTTACTATCCGCGAGTGATGTCAGTCACAACCCAGAATTACTTACTAAGCCGTATTTTTACCCATTGTCTAATTCTGCGACTGATCCAACTAATGTAACTTGGAGAACAAACCTGGCTCCAGATACTTATGAATTTGTACCGAATAAAGGCATATACACATTTGAAAAGCCAATTACAAATTTCACTGGAATGTTTCAAGACAACACATCTTTTAATGATCCAGATATTAAACTGTGGAAAAGAAGCAGCTTAAAATATGTAACCGCTGCTGATAGAATGTTTAAAGGGTGCTCTAGTTTCAATCAAGACTTGAAAGGCTGGGTGTTCTACATAATCGCATCTACTCCTACTGAGTTTGCTACTGGATCGAATTTGGCTGGTTATCCAAAGTGGAATAAGATTGCTGAATCAACTCTTTATCCAACAAGTGTTGCTTCTAACCCATCAAGTCCTGAATGGTCCAAAGGGATCAGCGTCAATAACATTGGTGTCGAGTTTGACCTAACGACAACTTTAAATCTAAAAGGACCTTCATCTATAAATAACACTTTCTTCTTGCCTAATGTTGGGTTTGTTTCTGGCGGAGAAAATATTAAACTTTTCAGTGGTTTCTTTTCGAATGTAGAAATCGACAATGGCCAAATCATTATCGATATGGGCTCTTGGGACATGTCGGCTGCGACTGATATTTCAAAAATTCTTCTCAACACTTCTTTGTCTGCTCCAATAACTGCTACATTCCAAAATCACAGTTATTGGAACGACTGGAATTTAGCTTCGGTGAAAAGCATTGAAGAGATGTTTTCAGGCAGCGAAATGATTCCGGTTATAGAGAATTGGGAATTTGCTTCTTTGCTTAATATGAAAAACGCCTTTAATGGCCTTGGTTCATTTAACCAAAATATCACTAGTTGGAATACTTCGCTTGTTACTAATATGGAAGGAACATTTAAAAATGCTACTACATTCAACCAAGATATTAGTTCTTGGGATGTAAGTTCTGTTACTGATATGACGAGTTTGTTTGAAGGCGCTGCAGCGTTCAACCAAGACATTGGTTCTTGGAATACAAGTAGTGTTACTAATATGACCAGCATGCTTCGAAATGCAACTGCATTTAATCAAAACTTAAACAACTGGGACGCCTTTGCAATCCTCGTTGAGCCTACTAATTTTGTGGGCGGTACCTCAGCATCATTCCCAGAAGGAAACAAACCCAGATGGGGCCAGAGAAATGGATATTTCTATCCTTTGTCAAACTCAGCAACGGATCCAACTTCTCAAACTTGGAGAGATAACTATGCTCCTGCAGGTTATACATTTACGCCAAACGTTGGTATAAGTGCAACTGAACATTTTACAGATTTTACTTCTATGTTCGAAGGGAGCTCCACGTTTAACGATCCTGACGTGGCTACTTGGATGACATATCAGCCAAACGGATTTAGCAAAAACGTTCTTGCGGCAGACGATATGTTTAAGAACGCAACTGCTTTTGATCAAGATCTTAGTTCTTGGACCTTTTACTTTATAGACAACAAACCGGCAGACTTTGAATTAAATTCTGGCATAACCTCTGAAAAACTTCCTGGTTTCTTGAGCCCGAACGGCAAGGTATTATGGAGAATGCGAACGTGGGCCGAGCATGCTGATGGAGCAACCACTCGAAATTATGCAGGCACACCATATGAATTTATACCCTACGTTGGATACTTATTTTCTACACCTCCTACTAACGTCAAGAATTTTCTTGGAAGCGACTCATCGAATTATAATATTTTTCCAGGCACTGGGGACGCTCTTATATACCAAGCTGCAGATATAGCTACATGGGATACAAGTTCTGTTACTAATATGAGTGGTATGTTTACCTATTCTAATTTTTCTGCTTTTAAAACACCTATTGGTTCTTGGGACGTGAGCAATGTTACTGATATGAGTGAGATGTTCAAATATACTCACGGGGATGGAAACACCGGTTACAACCCACCTCTTAATCAATTAATTGATAATTGGGATGTCAGCAGTGTTACTAATATGAGGGAGATGTTCTTTGGAACCTCTTATTTCGATGAAGATATCAGTTCTTGGGATGTGAGTAGTGTTACTAATATGAGTAATATGTTCCGCAGTGCCAATGTATTCAATCAAGATATTACTTCTTGGGATGTTAGTAGTGTTACTGATATGAGTTATATGTTCACCAATGCTACTGCATTCAATCAAGATATTAGTTCTTGGAACACTAGTAGTGTTACACGTATGGATTATATGTTCTACAATGTTAATGCGTTCAATCAACCAATCGGTTCTTGGGATACAAGTTCTGTTACTACTATGCATAGTATGTTCTACAGTACTGATGCATTCAATCAGGATATTAGTTCTTGGGATGTGAGTAGTGTTACTGATATGCGGTTTATGTTTTCTTATGCACAAGCATTCAATCAAGATATCAGTTCTTGGGATACCTCTAGTGTTACTACTATGCGTAGTATGTTCTCCGGCGGCGTCTTTAACCAAGACATCGGTTCTTGGGATGTAAGTAGTGTTACTGATATGGAATATATGTTCAGCGGTGCTACTGCATTCAACAATGGTGGTGTAGCATTATCTGGCAACTTTGCTAGTACTATGACTAGTGTTACTAATATGTATAGTATGTTCCGCAATGCTGATGCATTCAATCAAGATATTAGTTCTTGGAACACTAGTAGTGTTACACGTATGGATTATATGTTCTATGACGCATCGGCCTTCAATCAACCAATCGGTTCTTGGGACGTGAGTAATGTTACTAATATGAGTTATATGTTCTACAGTACTGATGCATTCAATCAAGACATTAGTTCTTGGGATGTGAGTAGTGTTACTAATATGTATAGTATGTTCTTCAATGCTACTGCATTCAATCAAGATATTGGTTCTTGGGATGTAAGTAATGTTACTGATTTGCGTTATATGTTTAGGAATGCTGATGCATTCAATCAAGATTTAAGCGGATGGAATGTAACAAATATCGCTCAAGCTCCATTTTATTTTGATTTTGGAGCAGATGCCTGGATATTACCTAACAGTAGACCAATATGGGGCGCACCTGTCGCTTGGATCTCCACTGCGTTTAAATTAGTATATACATCGCCGCTACTCACTAGTGACCCAACTTCTACTTTGTGGCGTACTTATCACGCACCTTCTGGCTATGAATTTTTTCCTGGTTATGGCTTAGCGGGAGATTCACCGTTTGATGATTTTAGTTACATGTTCTCGATTGATCCTACTGGGACAGGGACTCCAGCTGGAGGTGGAGGCGGCATGGGCACCGGCGGTGGTGGTGGTGGCGGAAGTTCGAATCCCGCAGGACAAGATGCTATTCCTTTTGATCACGTCAATTCTGAAGTTGCTGCTTGGGACCTTAGTAATATTACTTCTACTCGCAAAATGTTTTATGGTCAAGATTCGAGTACCAACGCATCATTAAATTCTTGGGATGTTTCTAATGTTACTGATATGTCAGGAATGTTTGCAGAATCTAGCATCAATACTCATATTTACGACTGGGATGTGAGCAACGTAACAAACATGAATAACATGTTTAAAAATAACACCAGCTTTAATAAATTTATTGGAACATGGAATGTAGCACATATACTTTCAGAACCTAATGGTTTTGGTGCACCTTCGTTACCTAGTGGCTTTCGGCCGAATTGGGGCACCACTCCTACAGTTATTAATTATGAAACCTCTCCTTACAAGTATCCTTTAGCTGCAGCAACGGATCCAACGACAAGCGGTTGGAGAGATCTCTATGCACCTACTGGGTACACTTATTATCCGAATCAAGGAATAGGTGCCTTTGATCCAATAACCTCTGGGGAGGCCATGCTGGCTGGTCCGTTTACCTCGCAGGGCTATCCAGACTCAGATTTTGTGGGAATTGGAAGTTGGGATACATCAACATTTACTGACATGAGTTATATGCTGCAATTTCAAAATTACTTTAACCAAGACATTGGTTCTTGGGATACGAGTAATGTTACTAATATGCAACAGATGTTTTTAGGAGGTGGGGGTCTGCCTGTAAGCCAATTCAACCAAGATATTAGTTCTTGGGATGTAAGTTCTGTTACTAATATGGACAGAATGTTCGGATTGTGTAGAACATTCAATCAACCTATTGGTTCTTGGGATGTAAGTAATGTTACTGATATGAGTGATATGTTCGAGTATGCCAGTGCATTCAACCAAGACATTAGTTCTTGGGATGTCAGCAGTGTTACTAATATGGAAGAGATGTTCGACGGTGCCAGTGTATTCAACAATGGTGGTGTGCCACTAACTTGGACTACAGGAACTGGTACCTCTAATGTTATTGATATGTCAGGAATGTTCTCTTGGGCCCAAGCATTCAACCAAGACATTAGTTCTTGGGATGTCAGCAGTGTTATTAATATGAGTTATATGTTTGTTAATGCTACTTCATTTGATCAAGATTTGAGGAGTTGGAATGTGCTGGCTGCTAGTGTTGCTTTGGGTAATTCAACACCACCCACATCGTTTGATGTCAATACAAATGCCAATTGGACGACAGCAGAGAAACCTCAATGGGGTACAGATGGCACATTGTTCTATCCATTGACAGGCGAAACAACAGATCCTACAAATATCACTTGGAGATCTACATATGCTCCAGCTAGTTACTCATATGACCTAACGCCGGGTGCTGAAGGTATTCGAACAAAATATTCTGATCTTATTACTAACATGGAAGGCATGTTTGCAGGTAGTAATATCAACAACGCCGATATTGCAACATGGGATGTGTCAGCTGTTACTAATATGAACAATATGTTTAATGGCGCTACTGCATTCAATCAAGATATTAGTTCTTGGGATACAGCCGGATTAGTAACACCCGCGGGAACAGCACCAACAGATTTCAACACTGGTGGTATATTAACAAATGATTACCTACCATATTGGGGATTACCATCAAACTTTGTAAGATATCCATTAGTAGGAGTATCTACTGATCCAACAAGCGCTGATTGGCAAACCGCTAATGTAGGAAAATACACGTATTATACTGAAGCTGGTAGAGAAGGAATAATGTGGACCGCAGATAACGTTGGCATAACAAATATGGATGATATGTTTACTGGAACAACGTTTGATACAGATATATCAACGTGGCCTATTGGCACCGTCAACAGTATGAACAGAATGTTTAAAGATAACGTGACGTTTAATCAAGACATATCTGGTTGGAACACTAACTTAAATGTTGTAGACGTAAACGCAATTGATTTTGATCTTAATACTAATCCTCTTTGGTTAGAATCCTCAAAACCAACTTTCCCACCATATGTGAAAAAAGAATCAGGATTTTATCAAGATTTATTAAATATTCCTGCTCAAAATTCTAACGCTTGGACACAATACACGGTTGATTTATCCGATTATAAGTTTGTCGATATTCAGTTAGTATTTGAATATACTAAAGTAGCAGATGGGTTTACTGGTGATATTCAAATAGATAATATTCAAATAGGCACAACAACATATTCTTTTGAGTCTGACGGGGAGGGATTTGAAACTAATACATCGTTGAGTGGTAATGGTGTAGATTATCAGGCCGCAACATTTTCTCCAGTCGCCGGCGCACTCACAGGGGCATGGGGCCGCGACTCTAGCGGTACTGCTTCATCGAACACTGGCCGGACCGATGCAGCAGACGGATCGTACTACCTTTATGTAGAAACAAGCAGTGTTGGCCAAAATACAGGAAATAGAACATATCTTAGATCTCCTACAATTTATAATACTGCAGATACTTTAACATTTTATCTTGCACAATATGGAGCAACAGTCGGTTCATTAGATGTTCATATAGAAGTATCAGTCCCACTGACTTTTTCTGAACGTCCATACACATATGCTCTAACCTCAGAAACAGATCCTACTAGCGCCAGTTGGACAACAAAACCTGCTGGATATATTTACTATCCTGGTGAAGGTATAGGTGCTGATGCTCCTATTACTAATATGTATGAAATGTTCCATAATAATGCTACGTTTAATGACGATATTAGTTCTTGGGATGTAAGTTCTGTTACTGATATGCGTAATATGTTCCTAAATGCTGATGCATTCAATCAAGATATTAGTTCTTGGGATGTGAGCAATGTCACACGGATGGACGCTATGTTTCAGAGTGCGTTGGCATTCAATCAACCAATTGGTTCTTGGGATGTAAGTTCTGTTACTAGTATGACTGCCATGTTCTATGAAGCCAATTCATTCAACCAAAATCTCTCTTCTTGGATTTTAAGTTCCATTATTCCTGATCATGGCGGCCTGACGCAAATGTTTGGAGAAAACACCGCATTCAACAACGGCGGCGTTCCATTAACTTGGAATACCACCGGTGTTACCAATATGGATGAAATGTTTGCTTATGGTGCAATCTTTAATCAAGACATTAGCTCTTGGGATACAAGTTCTGTTACAACTATGGTTTATATGTTCAACGAAGCGGCTACATTCAATCAAGATATCAGTTCTTGGGATGTGAGTAGTGTTACTAATATGTATGGCATGTTCGGCAGCGCTTCTGCATTCAATCAAGATATTAGTTCTTGGCAGGTAGGTAATGTTACTGATATGCGAGATATGTTCAACAATGCTACTGCATTCAATCAAGATTTGAGTGATTGGAATGTGCTGGCTGCTAGTGTTGCTTTGGGTAATTCAACACCACCAACAGGTTTTGATACAGGAGCAACTGCTTGGGTATTACCTAGGCCAGTTTGGGGTACACAGGGACCTTTTAGCGCTCGCGCTTACACTTATGCTCTAACTTCAACAACAGATCCTACTAGCGCCAATTGGACAACAAAACCTGCTGGATATTTTTACTATCCTGGTGAAGGTATAGCTGCTGATGCTCCTATTACTAATATGGCTAATATGTTCAGGAATACACTATTCAATGAAGATATTAGTTCTTGGGATGTGAGCAGTGTTACTAATATGCAGTATATGTTCTATCTTGCGACCTCATTCAACCAAGATATTAGTTCTTGGGATGTGAGCAGTGTTACTGATATGCAGTATATGTTCTATCAGGCGTACGTATTCAATCAACCAATCGGTTCTTGGGATGTAAGTAATGTTACTACTATGACTAATATGTTACGCAATGCTGATGCATTCAATCAAGACATTAGTTCTTGGGATGTGAGTAGTGTTACTAATATGAGTTATATGTTCTACGATGCTGATATATTTAATAATGGTGGTGTTCCGTTGACTTGGGCTGCAGGAACTGGTACAGCTAATGTTACTAATATGGATCGTATGTTCTACAATGCTATTGTATTCAATCAAGACATTAGTTCTTGGAATGTGAGTAATGTTATTAATATGGCTTATATGTTCCGCGGTGCTAACATATTCAATCAACCAATCGGTTCTTGGGATGTGAGTAGTGTTACTACTATGCAGCATATGTTCAACGCCGCTACTACATTCAATCAACCAATCGGTTCTTGGGATGTGAGTAGTGTTACTAATATGCAGTCTATGTTCGAAAATGCAACTTCATTCAATCAACCCATCGGTTCTTGGGATGTGAGTAGTGTTACTAATATGAGTTATATGTTTTACAATACTAATGCATTCAATCAACCAATCGGTTCTTGGGATACAAGTTCTGTTACAACTATGGTTTATATGTTCAACAATGCTGATCTATTTAATCAAGATCTAAGTGGTTGGGATACAAGTTCTGTTACTAGTATGTGGGCAATGTTCGGCAACGCATATGCATTCAACAATGGTGGCGTCCCATTAACTTGGAATACAAGTAGTGTTACTAACATGCGGTCTATGTTCTACTATGCTTCTGCATTCAATCAAGATATTAGTTCTTGGGATGTAAGTAGTGTTACTGATATGAATAATATGTTCAACAATGCTGATGCATTCAATCAAGACATTAGTTCTTGGGATACAAGTAGTGTTACTAATATGAATGGTATGTTCCGCAATTCTAACGCATTCAATCAAGATATTAGTTCTTGGGATGTAAGTAGTGTTATTGATATGAGTAGTATGTTTAAGGATACTATATCCTTCAACAATGGTGGTGCGCCATTAACTTGGAATTTCATTACAAATAACAACGTTCAAGTTAGAATGAATTCTATGTTTGAAACTGCTATTGCATTCAATCAAGATATTAGTTCTTGGAATGTAAGTAGAGTTACTGATATGCGGAAGATGTTCCGCTATGCTACTGCATTCAATCAAGATATTAGTTCTTGGGATATGTCTAGTGTTACTAACACAACAGAAATGTTCAACAATGCTGATGCATTCAATCAAGATATTAGTTCTTGGGATGTAAGTAGTGTTACTAGTATGAGTCAGATGTTCTGGGCTGCTGATGCATTCAACAATGGATATGGCAATATTCCAGATCCATACACATTCAGCATAACAGCCTCAGGAAATTTAAATTACATATTTGCTGACGATGCTCAAGGTGGCACAAACGTTGATGATCCTACTCTAACCTTGACAAGAGGGCATACATACGTATTCAGTAATACCAGCGGTGCGCATCCGTTCCAAATCCAAACAGATACTAGCGGTACAGCATACAACGACGGAGTAACTGATAATAATACGATTGGAGACGTTACATTTGTTGTGCCATTAACTGCACCTAATACATTATATTATCAATGTACATTACACCCTGACATGTTAGGAACTATTAATATAATTGACGAGCCTACTCGTCCATTAACTTGGAACACAAGTTCTGTTACTACTATGCGGTCTATGTTCAGCGGTGCTACTGCATTCAATCAAGATATTAGTTCTTGGGATGTGAGTAATGTTACTGATATGCAATATATGTTCAACAATGCTGATGCATTCAATGAAGATATCAGTTCTTGGGATGTGAGTAGTGTTACTAATATGTATGGCATGTTCTTCGATGCTGCTGTATTCAATCAAGATTTAAGCGGATGGAATGTATTAACAATAACTTCAGCTCCAACAAATTTTGATACTAGTGCAAGTGTTTGGGTATTACCTAGACCAAGTTGGGGTACTATAGGAACTGTTCCATTAACTCATCAACCAGGCACAGATCCATTTTGGGATAAAGTAATATCTCTTATTAAAGTATATAATAATAATGTACATGATTTAGCGCCTAATGGTAATTCTTTTGTTAATTATGTTACTACCGCACCAACTATAGCTACATCTGATAGCTTATTTGGTGACGATGTTATTAGTCCTTTGGGTGGAATGTGGAAAAGAATTGAAAATATACCTGGTGCCATAACTGTAGAGGCGTGGATAAAATTAGCTTCACTTGATCTACAACACATGTTCGGCACAGGTGTTTATGAATTTCCAGGCGCTTGGCCGGCCGGGTCTCTTAGAACGGATCGATACAAAGGTGGAAATGTATCACTATCGGCTTCCGGATTATCGGTTACAAATGACGGTAGCGGCAATAGTTACACTGTTTCAATACCTACTAACCAATGGTTTCACATTGCTGTGCAGTTCGATGCTTCTAGAACGGACTTTTGGATTGATGGAGTTTGGAAGGGTTGGCGCGATCTAAGCACAACTACCACCGGATTCAAATTTATAGGAGGAATAAATATATTTGCGAGAGGTCTTCAGCCAACTGATGCATATACTGGTCCAACCTCTTTCATAGGCTCGTATGAATGGAATGCTGGTGATCTTGCTCACTCAGTGAGAATAACTAAAGGACACAGATATACAAGCTCCAATGATTTTACTCCGATTGAATTTATTGAAGGTCCGGGCTTAAATACTACACCTCCAGTCAATCCTTATGTATAAGTTGACATTATGATTTAAATAGTATATAATAGTTTGTTGTTGAAAAGTTGATAATTATGAAAGTTGGTTTTACATGTAGCACGTTTGACCTGCTCCACGCGGGTCACGTGCAAATGCTTAGAGAAGCAAAGGCTCAATGCGACTATTTGATTTGCGGTCTACAGGTCGATCCTAACGTTGATCGTCCAGAAAAAAACAAACCTATTCAAACAATTGTCGAAAGATATACACAGCTCAAAGCCGTAAGCTATGTTGACGAAATTATTCCTTATGGTACAGAGCAAGATCTTGAAGATATTCTTCAAATGTATCCCATTAATGTACGTGTTCTAGGTGAAGAGTATCGCGATAAAGAATTTACTGGAAAAGATATTTGCCGTAAAAGGGATATTGATTTGTATTTTAATAAAAGAGACCATCGTTTTAGTAGTAGTGATTTGAGAGAAAGAGTATGCACACGTGAAAAATAGAAAAAAAGCCCTTAATCAAGTAATGGAAACGGGTGGGTTGGTATTTGAAATGGTGTCAACCTTTTACAATGAGTTTTGGGTTTCCAAAGACTATGAATGGTGGTATAAAGTACAACCAGGTGATGTAGTTGTAGACCTTGGCGCATGTATTGGAATGATGTCTGCAGATTCACTTGATAAAGGTGCATCAAAAGTTTATATGGTAGAAGGGAATCGCAATTTACTTAAAGCTGCAATTAAAAACGTTTCCGAACATATTATGAATGAGCCCGATCCGAAAGTATATCCTATTAATGCCATTATTGGTTCTTCTGATGGTGTATATACAACTCCAGATGATACCTTATCTAATGACGAAATAGATTTTATTACCTTCAATGAGCTCGTTGATTCATATAAAATAGACAAAATAGATTTCTTAAAAGCAGATATTGAAGGTGCTGAATACGATGTATTTACTGAAGATGCATTAAACTATATGCTTAATAATGTAAAGCACATGGCAATTGAAATACACACCCACGGAAATTTAAATAAATTTTTTCGCTTTCGAAATACATTCCTAAAAGCTTTTAGAGATTCTAAGGATCATGTTATTCGAGCAAAGAGTGCGTTGAAGCCAGAATTTATATGGGATGATAATAAAATGAAATCTTTACCGATTAGTAATTCTTACTTTATGTTGTATATTACGAGAATTTAATTATGAAAGCATTGAACGAACACATAGATACTGGTCCTTTGAATATCCATCACGTATTTAACATGTATAAAGAGTTTTTTCAACGGATGGATTATGATTGGTGGTACACTGTTCAACCGGGTGACGTAGTCGTAGACGTTGGTGCGTGCATTGGGTTGTTTAGTTGTCACGCGCTTGATAAAGGTGCATCAAAGGTTTATATGATTGAACCAAACCGTGAATATCTTAAAGTTGCAATTAAGAACACGGTTGATTACGTAATCGATAACATAGAATCTCCTGTTGTTCCAGTACATGCTGCTATTCAGACACATGACGGTCACTCAAAACAAATATATGATGTAGATATTGCAGGTGAATATAAAAAATATACTTTCTCGCGATTCGTTAAAGATTATAATATTGATCACATTGACTTTCTTAAGATAGATTGTGAAGGTGGAGAATATAATATTTTAACTCTAGAAAATTTAGATTTTATATCTAAACACGTTAAACACATGGCTATCGAAGTACATTTAAGGCATGATAAAACTGGACCAGAAGATTTTATACGTTTTAGAGATGAATTTTTAAATTATTTTGTAGAAAAGGAAATGGTTAAATATATGCCAGTCGCAGGAATCGACTATCCAACCGCTATAAATAATGACAAGGCGATATTAAACAAAAACTTTAATGTCATTCCAAGCGAGTTTATGATTTACATAACGAATAGAGAAATGTAATGAACAACAAAATCGATGAAACTCTTGGTATAAGAAATCTCGATGAAATACCAAAGGAAGAAGAAAATCTTCCGGTAGTTCAAAAAGATTCGTTACCAGCAAAGCCGGCCAGTCCTTCAAAAGAAGCAGCTGAAAACATTGCTGACATCGAATTAGCCAAAAGAAACATCGAAAACATTATTGGATTAGGGGATGACGCTGTAAAAGAAATGGTTGAAATTGCTAAACAATCTGAATCTCCTCGAGCCTTTGAAGTGGTATCGACACTTATGAAAACTCTTCTTGATGCAAACAAAGATTATGTTGAGTTGTCTACTAAAAAGAGATTTGCAAAAGAGGAAGAAGAAACCAAACAAGAAACCAATATCACTAATAATAATCTCATAGTGTCAACCGCTGATTTACTTAAAATGATAAAAGGTGAAGAA